GTGTTAAAGCACTACCAAAAAACCGACCACCTTTGCTCAAATTGCACTTTTGGCATAATACTTGCAAATTCTGGTCATTATCAGTCCCACCTAGTCGCCTTGGTATAATGTGGTCAACGTGTAACTTTCCGTTATCTTGTCCGCATTGTTGACAGCAATAACTATCCCGTTTAAGTATCCTTTGCCTAATTTTTGCCCATTGACTTGACGTTCCATTATCAACAGCTGAAGCCATTAGTGCCACCCCTTGTCTTTGAAGTGTTGCCATGCTAGGCAATAGTCACCCTTATATCTATGAGCGATATACCGGATACCCCAATCTATTTGAGTATATCCGTCCATGTTCTTTAGCTTCTTGTTACGCAACTGAGGTATCCCGTAATGGCTACCATTAACGGCTCGACTATCGAACTTAGACTCTTTCATATATAGGTTATATGCGCATTGATATTGCTTATCTTTAATGACTCTAGTATGTAAATAGAGCTTAAATCTATCCTTAGATGATTGTGTATCAGCCCATGTTGGACTCGGTATAGCCACCGCTAAACATAGTACGCCCGATAGTAGGACTCGCCGCGAGCTCGCCCCTAGTGGGGCTCTCGTCGAGAGAGTTGATCGTACCGAGTGCGTCAAATAGGTTGCAAGCATGAGCGTATTCTTGGGCGTTTCCAACAGGGTGTGGATAACTTTCCTAATCTGTGGATAACTATTCATCGCACTCATGAGCTTCATCGTAATTAAATGAGCAGAAGTAACAGCCCATATTTTCGCCGCATTTGCGACAATTATAGATGAATTGGATCTCGTTACAGCAGCCCATAACTTGGCTTCTCATGCTGATCCGGTAATACTGATTAGCAAACGGCATTAGTCCTCATCTCGTATAGCTGCCACGATTCGTTCGACTAAAGCGCCTTCGGCTAAGTTGTCGCATTGTTTACAAACGTGTAGCGGCATAAATTCAGCTTCGACCTGACGTGCTATTAGCTCTCTTAGTTCAGCTAATACTGTTCTCATATGTGGATTTGTCATTTCTTATCCTTTCCCCAGCCCGTACCTTTAAAGATTACGGCTGGCGCGCTAAACACTCTCATCATGGGATAGCTGCAACATAATGGCGATAAGTCGCCGTTACTAGGTATTGAGTGGCTCATCTCAAGCTCGCCACCGCATTGGTCGCACCTGTAAAGGTAACTAGGCATTATCGCTACCCACTAGGCAGACGCCCATAGTTCCGCAAACCGTACACTCCAGCGTTTTAACGCCCGGCGGAAGTAAGTCGGTCACTATTCGTTCGACCTGTAAGGTTTCGCGCTTACAGCGCCGGCACTCAAATTTCAATTTGTCCATAGTTAGACTCCCTTAAATTCTCCATTGAGTTTAGATTATGTTGACTGACCCACCATGATTCTGTCTTATCATGCTTAAACCGAGATGTCTTAGCTGCTCGAATTGGTATCCAGCCCTTAACGTAATAGGTTGGCGATTCTCCTACGACTAGAACGGCTAGATCGTCCGCTCGATCTCTAGGCTGCAAAATCAAATGACCGTCTAGCCAACGCGTATGCTTGATTTCGATTCGGTTGCCAATATCGGCTCGAATTTTGAACTTGTCGAGCTCGATCTTAAAGTTCTGGATTCCAAAGAACTTAGCAGCTGCTATTTCAGCACCAAACGCCTCAGCTGTACGCTTGATCGAGTCGTGTATGTTGCCGCGCATGGCTTGGTCATGGAAGTAATAGTTTTCCTCACCTTTGAACTCGCAAGTAAACGCGGCGGCTGCCGCTTGAACTTCCTCGTCGCGTGTAAGCGTGATTTTGTTTACTCCCATGTCGCACACGTCCGGTTATTGTCCGGACAAACCCAGCCCTTATAAGGCTTTCCAGTTTTTCCGACTCCCTCTTTACGAATCATTACCCCGTGAGCGCATGACTTACCGGTGAGAATCCCACCAATTTCGGCAACCGCTTTAGTCATGTCCCAAGGGTCATAAGAGCCATTAGGTATCGCTTCCTTTGGAAACACGACATTGTTATTTTGATCGAGAATTATTGGAGCTGTAACGACTGGGCGTTCGACTCGCTTCATTTCCTCAAAGGACGGGCGATTTTGATTTTCGCTAAACTTGCTTAGCCCGCCAGTATGTAAGGCTCGACCTATTGCTGAGGTTGATCCGTTCTCGAGTGGAAAGCGATTAGCGTTTGATCTGATTTCCTCGGCGAAATCTGTCGCGAAAGGTAACTGGTCGGTTAGCTCTTTGTAAATATCAGTCTGGACTATGTATCGAGTCCCGTCCTGAAATACGATATTGACGTCGATTCGACCATTTGGATATTTGATCCAGAACTTTTCGATTCGCTCAGCTACGGATTCGTAGCCCTCTAGTGGGATAGCCATTAGTAGCTTCTCACGCGTTCAGTAGCGGCACGAAGTCCAGCGGCTCGACCGCGGTTAAAGCCGTCCTTAACGCCCTCTTTGTAACCGATAGTCCAGCCGACTAAAAACCAGCCGACACTACAAGCGACGACTACCACCGCTAATTCCAATATAGTAAACATGTTAGCTCCCGATTCTGGGAACGACTTATTCGCTCCCTAGTTATAGGGTGAACTAAATGTCTGACAATTTCAAGCCTTACGCCTATTTAACGGCGTGTCGAATTGCTAATTAGCAAGGTGTAAATTTCATCGACCCGAGCTTCTAGTCTGGAAACCTGATCCTTAACGCTTGACCCTGAATTAGGGCGCAGCTCGCTTAGGTAATACTTAACTAGGTATCGAATAACCGTAAAGAACGCCGCTGTGAGCGTGACCATAGCCACGCCCATAGCAGCCCAGTCGTTAGCGTTCACTCTTTTGAGCGCCGAACGTAACGTCCTTAGGATTCAGGTAACGCATTAGAAGCGGAACGACGCCAGCGAGAAAACCGTAAGCCAATTTCTTGGGATCGGTTTCGCCTGTCATGTAAACGGCTAACGCTCCCGCGAGCGCTGATCGTCCATAACTAGCAGCCATAGCCTTTAGTTCTTTCATTACTTTTCTCCTAACCCCAGAGCTTCGATTAGCTCTCGGACTTTTTTTGGGCGCACGTTAATTTCAAAGTGCATTTCGTCCTTGCGATTCTTATAATCGCCGCCCCAGAATAAACCGTACTTCTTAGCTAGTGCTCGAAGCATTGGAACCTTTTCCGCTGGAAACGTCCCGACTTTTCCTAGAACGTGCTTTGTGGCGTTAAGGTCGATCGCTGTCCCGCTTGAGTGATTGCTCAATTTGTCGGTAGTACCGCGAACCATACGAAAGTGATAGCCCCAGTCGTCAAGCTGTCCGCCGTCGATTGGCTCGATTAGCTCGTTAAATTCTTTACAGAATCCTACGATCAAAGGTGCGACAGCTTCGGCGCAGCGAATTTTTAATTGAGTCCCCGGTATCGCGTAGGACTTAATTCCGATTTCTGCTTGATCCTTTGAGGCTGTCCAGCCGTTATAACTTGTTAACTTCATTTCTATAATCCAAGCGCCTTAAGATCGTCAATGGTTAAACCTAACGCTTCTAATTTTGCTTTAGCGCTTTCCGTCGCTTTTTTAGTTTGCAATTTTTCAAACTCAAAGGCTTTCTTGTTTTCCTCATAAACTTTTATTTCCTCATCCGTAAATGGGCGGTCGATAAAACTTCCGTCCTCGGAGTAAACGCGATGAATTAAGTCAGCCATGATTATGCTCCATATACGAAGTAATTGCCCGATGTAAAGTTACCCGAGCTAGGAATAAATTGAAGTGAACTAATTGCAGTAGTTTGATTATATGCGCCGATTCTATTTTCGATATTGAAATTAGCTGTCGTCGTTGCGTTAACTGTGATATTTCTTGAGTTGGCTAGTTTCCATGTTGTTGTATTTGAATAACCTGGTAAGTCAATAATAATTAAGCCAGTAGCCACCGAGTTATCGTTACCTGTTGCCATATTGCACGAAGTTTGGGCGAAAGGCTGGTTTAACTGTGGCGAATTGCTTGCTCCGAAATGTCGATTTGCTCCAGAATCAGCGTTAAATCTCATTAGAAATTCGGCGTTATCCGTAGCGGGTTTAAATTGGGTTACGATAACTCTAAGATCGACGTAACTCGTTGAAAATGCCGCTGTCGTAGTTGTTGCGCCTGAGAGTGTTCCGCTAGTTAATAGTGTC